GAATATCACGCATCTTCAGTTCATTCATCGCCCGCAAGTCTGATACTGTCTTCGGCTGCTCTTTTACTAAGTCAGACACGAAAGTATCTTGCTGCGATAAGACCTGAGCTGGCTGTGGGCTTGCCGACGGCACCACATTCGATTCTTGGAAATTTGTTTCTGGAGCCGCTAACGGCTCAGTAATTTTCTTGTTCATAATTGTATGCCTCCTTTACCGGATGCCGCTAATTTTTTCTTATTCATAGCGTATACCTTTGGGTCAATACCTTGAAGTTTACAGAATTCCATTTCGTCTTTTGAAACCACGACTCTGTTCCCTTCACTTATATTATGACCTGTTGTGGAGGTCAACTGAACTCGGTTGTAACGACTTGCTTCCTCTGCCCTTGCCTGTCGTTCCGCCTTTACAATATCTTCTCTTTTATACCCCATGTTCCGTTCCATGTATTCTTCCATCTCATACATAGCGGTCAGCGGTCCTTTCTTCTGCTGGGTATATTCTGGATTGGCTACGACAATATTTCTATATATCTTAGCCTTTTCGCTGTTAGGATCATTTAACTCTGGGTGTCTTTTAAGAGCGATTATTTTAGATTCCTCTAACACGCGATTAAATTCTGATGTTTGCGTAGATGCTGCGATTCTCTCCTCTGCCTGGATCTTAGATCGTAGGTCTACTGCTTTCTTCCAATCTTTTTTTGCTAATTCATCCCACTTATCTTCTGACCATGTTCGCGTATCATTTGGATCGTAGATTGTGTTGTTTCTATCTGGAGCTACATACGGTGGTGTCGGATCATCAGACGATTGTAAACCTTGTACAACAGCTTTAAGATCGTCCACAGCTTTTTTTAATTCTTTATTCTCCACCCTCATAGCTGCAAATGCTTTATCTGCTGGAGTCTGCTTATCCTCTGGCTCGTCTAAATCTATCTCTACGTCACCGCCAGTTTCATCAGATTCTTCATCTTCTATTGATGTAGCGGCACCCTCCGCTTCATCGTCTGTCTTGGGGTCACCTACGAACCCTCGATTGTCTCGTAATACACATAATAATTTGTCAAAGAACCATTTCATATTTACCTCCACCTTTGTTTAATATTTGAAGACCGTGGGCGAGCCTTCGGTTAATTTACCAACTTTTCTACACTGTCCATCGTACACTTTAAAAAACTCTTCAATCCCAGCTAACTCTGCCTCTAAACGAAATACTGCCATATTATCGCACTTGAGGAGTGCCGAGCGTTGTTCCTGCCGTTTGATTTGCCGCAGCTGATTGAGCTGGATTTGCACTTCCTTGAATACCAGATTGACCTCCAGTTGGAGAAGCGCCGCTTCCAGCTGTTGACGGCTTTCCGCCACCGTTTTGTTGTCCAAGATCCCCTCCCTTTTTCTGCCCAGCCTGGAACTGCATTACCATTTGCATTAACTGCATATGCTCTTCGATGTGGGCTCGGAGCACTTCTACCATTTCTTTACTCCATAAGAGTATATCAGAGCTGTTCAAAAATTTATTATGAACCATCATATGTTCTAAATGATTCTCTTGCGGCTCTGCATGAATGACCATTCCTTCTCTAAACATGGTATGCTCATCCATTGGGTCATCAGAAGGTTTCTCAGATGGTCCTTTGCCTAGCCACTCTGTAGGATCTTCTTTATAAGCCTTCAAAACATTTGCTGAAGCTTTCCAAAGTTTAGTTACGTTTCCGACGACAAACGGATTCCCACCTAGCACGAATTTGTCGTACAGCATCGTAGCCAACTCTCGCTCTGTTCCAACATCACCGAAAGATGCGTTTGGTAGAAGATATGCGTCCATCTCTTGCGCGAATGCATCTCTGACTTTGTCCGGTGTTTCGAAAATAGGCTCGCTATTTTCACCAAGAATTCTTTTCTCTAACCCAGCAGGCATATTAAGGAAGCATAGATCAAAAATATCCGTAAGAACTATCCCTAATCCTTGTCGAATATTTGCTGTCGGGAGATTGAACCTTTGTTCTGCTGACGTAACGATCGCTGCTGTTTTAGTAGCTGTACCACTCCCTCCGGAGAAATTCCCTTCCTTCCCCATAACATAGCTCGACGCTGCAGTTAGCCGCTCAATGAACTCAAGAACAAGTCTGATCGCATTTAGCAATCTTTCCGTCGGTACTTGCATATCCGGGAAGAACACATTCTGCGATGGATTTGTAACTGGATACATGGCTCTTGGTTTAGCGATGTGCTCGTCTGGGGAGTAATCAGAATTAGGATCATAAAATCCCCATTTAAGGATTGATAACGTATTAGCATCCTGAATTTGTCGGAATACTGCATCTATCTCCTCCGCGAGCGGTTTTACCTGCTCTAGGACACCAATTCCAAGGAGCTTATGAATACGATTAATAAAGTTAATTTGTCGAATAGGCCTCTCCCCTCGCCTACTCACCTTCGATATCTTAAACGCTCTTAAGAATAACTCTTCTCTTAGCGCTACCATGCAGCATATCTCTTCTGCAAACCCATCTTTATCTGCGTCATAATTTCCATACCAGATCAACGACTCTACGAGGTGCATTCTTCGTTTAGCATTTAGATCGGCTACGCGTTCCGCACTCGCTAACGCAGCATCGAATTTTGATTGTAATGTTTTATCGACGGATGTCTTTAATTTGTCCGTTACGTTTTCCATCAACCCGTCTTTAGCTAACGTTTCCAATTCGTGATAATAGAAATCTTCCAATTTAATAATTGGCTCTTTTTGTATGTCTGTACATCCGGGTTGTGTTAAGAGTTTTGTTATTGGAATGATTCTTACGGCGGGCTTTTCTTCGACCTTCAGTAGACGCTGTTCGACCATCATAGGCTGTCCGGATGTAGGATCCATGACCGGAGCTCCCATCTCATCTACAACTGGCGTCTGATCTACTTGGTCTAGGTCTTTCTTCTTAACATCCCAATAACTTTCCACATAGGATGTTCCCATCATCACACATGCTCGTACTATGTTAACAATATCCTTTTCTATTTTCATCCATACGCTAAACACCCACGGCATAATTTTATTTACAGATTCTACCCGTGGTTTATCAGTGGTCTCTACGGGACGCCATCGTATCAGATCCTCGTTCCATATCGCAGGGAATAACCTAGCGACTAACATTTCAACAATGGCTTGTGCAATCTTAAGACTTCTTCCGCACATCCATCGCTCAGGTCTTAGCGCATCTGGCCCTTCGTATAAATTTATGAGGTCTGCAAATTTGGTATCAAAGTCAACCCCATCCCCGTACTCATTTGATCCCCAGCTAGTTTGCTGTCTAGCGGACATGGCATTATCGTAGTCTTCTTTAACAATAGCGACGAGCTTCTTCTGCTCTTCCTCGTCGAGCTTAAGGAGATTCGGATTGAATACGTTTACCTCATCCGTTCCACTTTCAGCTACGTTGTCTACGTTGGGCGCTTCCCCCATAATTTCATCTTTGATTTCTCGGTTAGCCATTATTTTTTCTTTCCGCTGCCGCCACGTTTACCTTTTTGACTTTCTCTTGGATAACTCATTTCTTTTTCTCCTTTTTCTTAAACATGTCTAATGGTTTACTTCCATACTTCTTTGTCCAACGTTTTGCAATCGCTGGCTCATTCTTCCAAAGGTATCGTCGCTGCTTTTCACTTTTAAATGGCATTAGTAGTACACCATGTCTGACATGCTGTTTTGTTTAACTGGAGTTTGCCTACGAAAAGTTATCGTTCCTGTATGTCTCCGTGCACCGTATACCGCTATCGCTAAACTGTCCGCTTCGTCCGGGCTTCCTACCCCGCGCTTCTTCATATCGTCCTTACCTTCAATCTCGATCCTGCCACTCCTAGGATTTATCTTGTACTTAACTGCCGAGAGTTGAGCGATCAAATCGTCATTTGGCGGTATCTCGATCTCATCCGATCTGAACAACTCTCTCAGATACCAGTATATCTCGTCCCGTATGCTACGAAAGTGCATCGGATCCGCTGGTTTCTGACTGAAATTTATCGGGATAACCGGGTACTTCAGGTCCCGTAGTCTATCCGTCACTCCTCCACCAACCCCTGTGTCGTCAACTGTTACT